TATTTTCCAGGATCAAGAAGCGTGGACAAGTCAGGCAGAATTAGAGAATCTGAGCCAGATTTTGAAATGATGGAATTTGCAAAAGGAGAAATACAGGACATAGAAAACTTCGGTGGCATAGATGAAATGCGAGGGGATCTAGGATCATGGATTAAACTATCTGGCATAGACAAAACAGCAAAGAACCAATTAGAAGAAGTTAAGAAATTATTTCAAGAACGAACAAAAGATCCAACTCCCCTTGAACCACCTGCTGGCTCAAAAGAAGAGTTTGCAGAAGGCGGCGGTGTAGGATCGTTATTTAAGAGGAAAGCATAATGGCTATAGATAAAGATCTGCCCAACGAACCGGAAAGAGTAAAACTAGAGGTAGAGGGCAACAAACAAGAAGTTGAAATACAACAAGACGAACCACCAAAAGGTCCAGTAGAAATAAACGAACTAGAAGATGGTGGCGTTGAAATAGACTTTGACCCACAAGCTGTAGTTGGTGAGGGCGGACAAAACCACGAAGCAAACTTAGCAGAGTTTTTAGATGATGACATTCTTGGTGAGATTAGTTCTGAGCTCATGTCAGACTTTACAGAATACAAATCATCGCGCGATGACTGGGAGCAGTCATACATCAAAGGACTAGACCTACTCGGTTTTAAATATGAAAACAGAACAGAACCTTTTCAAGGTGCATCTGGTGCGACACACCCAGTATTGGCTGAAGCCGTCACACAGTTTCAAGCGTCAGCTTACAAGGAGTTGCTACCAGCAGGTGGACCAGTAAGAACACAGATCGTAGGACTGATAGATGAAATGAAGGAGGCACAATCAGAACGTGTCAAAGAATTTATGAACTATCAAATCATGACTGAAATGAAAGAGTATGAACCAGAGTTCGACCAAATGTTATTCGACTTACCACTTGCAGGATCGACATTTAAAAAAGTTTACTACGACCAAACAATGGCTAGATGTGTATCTAAGTTTGTACCTGCAGAAGATTTAGTTGTGCCATACAGCGCAACGTCACTAGAAGATGCAGACTCTATCATGCACGTGATAAAAATGTCAGCCAATGATTTACGTAAACAACAAGTCAGTGAGTTTTACAAAGATATAGATCTTGGTAGTTCTTACTACGACCCAGACGATGTTGAAGAAAAGAAAGCCGAGCTCGACGGTGCAAGCGTCAATAACAAAGACGAAGTATATACACTTATCGAGTGTCATGTGGATTTAGATTTACATGGCTACGAAGACAAAGATGCAGAGGGTGAACCAACAGGCATCAAACTTCCATACATCGTGACACTTATTGAAGGATCAGGTGAAGTATTGGCGATTAGAAGAAACTACAGTGCACAAGATCCAACGAGAAAAAGAAAAGATTATTTTGTACATTTTAAATTTTTACCAGGACTAGGCTTTTATGGATTCGGCTTGATTCACATGATAGGCGGCTTATCAAGAACTGCCACGACTGCGTTGAGACAACTTCTCGATGCAGGCACCTTAGCTAATCTCCCTGCCGGATTCAAGATGCGAGGTATTCGCGTCAGAGACGAAGCTCAACCGTTGCAGCCGGGCGAGTTCCGTGATGTCGATGCTCCTGGTGGAGATTTAAATGCAGCGTTTAAACTGTTACCTTTCAAAGGAGCAGACCAAACATTACTACAGTTGATGGGTGTCGTTGTGCAAGCAGGTCAGAGATTCGCGAGCATCGCTGATATGCAAGTCGGTGATGGCAACCAAAGTGCAGCTGTTGGTACAACCGTTGCATTACTGGAGCGTGGATCTCGGGTTATTTCAGCTATTCACAAAAGATTGTACGCAGCGATGAAACAAGAATTTATGTTAATGGCCGATGCGTTTGCAACATACCTACCACCAGTTTATCCATACAATGTGGTGGGTGGACAAAGACAAATTAAACAGATGGACTTTGGACCAGAGATTGATGTCGTACCAGTTGCTGATCCAAACATCTTTTCACAGACACAACGTATCGCAATGGCACAGACGACTATGCAGATGGCACAAGCAAACCCTGCAATGCACAACATGTATGAGGTTTACAGAGACTTATACGAGGCGTTGGGTGTAAAAAACATTGACTCGATACTAAAACGACCAGTGCAACCAACTCCAATGGACCCCGCTATGGAAAATATTACAGTTTTAGGCGGCGGACAGATCAAAGCTTTTCCGGGACAGGACCACCAAGCACACATGACCGCGCATTTGACGTTCATGGCGACAAAAACAGTGCGAAATAACCCTGTTGTGATCGCTGCATTACAAAAAAACATCATGGAACACATCGCTTTGATGGCTCAAGAGCAGATTGAGATGGAATTTAAGGAAGAATTGATGCAATTACAGCAATTACAGATGCAAATGCAGCCAATACAGCAACAAATGGCCATGAATCCGCAAGCATTACAGCAAAATCCGCAAGTTATGCAGATGCAACAGCAGATGCAGAACCTAACACAGGCTATTGAGTCAAGAAAATCTAATTTAATAGCTCAAACGTTGTCAGAATACCAAGAAGAGGAAGAAAAACTGTTCAACGAGGTCGGTGATGACCCTCTAATTAAGTTAAAATCTCGTGAGATAGACCTAAAAGCAAAAGAAGAGATGAGAAAAGAAGAAGAGGGCAAGCAAAAAGCAGACATGGACAGATTAAAACTAATTCAGAGCAGAGAAATAGCAGAAGACAAGCTTGAACAAGACGATGAACATGCTAAACTGCGTGCATCCGTATCTTTAGCGAAAGACGGTGTAAAACAAATGAAAGCAACGGTTATAGAGGGACAATAATGGCGGTAGAAAAAGCAATATCGTACGATCAAGCCAGAAAAAAAATAAATAAGGCTGCGCCTAAAGGGCACCAGCTTGCTTTTATAACACCAGCAGAAGCTAAAATGTTAAAAGATAAAGGTGGCTCTGGTGAGATGACAGAGGCAGGTGTAAAAAGTTATAGAGGTCATCACGGTGGTGGTGGCGGTGGTAGCAGCAGCTCTGGAGGAGGTTCTGGTTCTAGCGGAGGTTCTGGCGGAGGTGGTCAAGGTGGTAATCGACAAGGTCGTTCTAGAAGAGGCACAACCACAACTTCAAAAGCTGTTAGTAAAGCAGTTAGCAAAGCAAAAAGTAAAAAAACTGGTAAAAGTTTTTCTGATAAACTTAAAGAAGCTAGAAAAAAGAATGAAAAAGCATTAAAGGATGTTGCAAAAAAACAAGCAGACTTTAACAAAAGAACTGGTTTTCAAACAAAGAGCGGTGATTTTTTAAGAGACAGTAAAGGCAATATTGTAAGATCCAAAACTCAAGTTGACAGATTTAAAGATGACAAAAGAAAACAAGACCTTGCAAGAAAATTGGGCATAGACACCACACTAAGTGCAACAGCCGCAAACCCAAATTTAAGATCACAAGAAATGACACCAGGTCAATTTAGACTTAGTGGTCGTCTTGCAGATTTTAAAAGATCTTTGGGTAGAGGAGTTCAAACACCAGAAAATTTAGGTCGATTGGTCGACATCAACAGACAGCTTGGAGATTTTGATTATTCTGGAATGGGTATTGCTAATCAACTTAAAACTCAAGCGGGAGATCTAGCAGCGGGCATACCGGGTCTTGCAAAAATTGGTAGCGCACTTGCCGGAGGTCCTGTGGGAATTGCTGGTTTAATTGCAAGCGGCGGTAGAGGCATAGGAAATCTTGTTCTCGATGCACTGGGTAGACAACAATCTGAAAGGCAGCCCAATCTAGCAGAGTCACAAGACGATGCTCAAGGTGGATTACAAAGTTTATTCTCAGGATTAAGAATAGGTGAAGGAGCTCCTTTTGTAGAAGATAGAGGAGGCGGAAGAACGAATGATGGTGCTCGAGAAGCAGTTGCAGATAGATTTGGTATGCCGCCACCTGCTACTGGTGGTTTTGCTGGTAAAATACCAACGGGAACACCAATAAAAAAAGCTATTCCAGTGACAGGGCAACCGGTGGATGACGAGATGTTAAATCAATATTTAGCACTAGCTGGTTTTAGTCCACAAGAAATAAAAGGCATGCCATCAGCTTTCAGGTTTTTAGGATAATGGCAATATCAAGAAGACAGTTACCAAAAACAACTGAACAAAAACGTAAGAAAGTCAGTAAGGTAATGCGTGAGTTTAAAAAAGGTAAATTAAACATTGGACAAAGTAAGAAAAAAGTAAAGAATAGGAAACAAGCCATAGCTATCGCACTTAACGAAGCTGGTGTAAAACAGAAGAGGAGACGCAAATGATCGAATCAATAAAAGCAAAAATAATGCATTACTGGACAGACCACAAATATATAGTCTGTGCTGTTGCATTTGTAATCGTAGTTCTACTAATCGGTAATATCACATAATCATATGATACTTGACGTAGTCAAACTAGCAATCGGCGCTGGCACCCACATAATGAAAAATAGACAGCAGCGTAAAATGCT